TGCTATCACTGGACTTGGTCTTAAAGAAGCAAAAGATTTAGTTGAAGGTGCACCCAAAGAAGTTAAATCAGGTGTAAACAAAAAAGAAGCTGAGGAAATTAAATGAGTTATCAGTATATCATTAGTCGCAAATATGCTTTTGTTGACAACGAACCAGTTTTGATGTATTATGTTAATGAAGTACCATTTTCTTTTGATACTCTAGAAAGAGAACAGAAACAAGACAAATGGATTCTTTCTGAAGCAGCAATCAATGATGATTATACTTTAGCTGATATCTTAAAATACTCTGATTATTTAATTGCTGAAGAATGTCATCCAGTTTTATTTGAATTAGATCTTGTTAATCCAGAACTTATACCAGAATGATCAGCGAAAAGACTAGTAGAAGAATATGTGATCATATGAATAAAGATCATATGGATGCTATTCACAATTACTTAAAAAATTATACAGATATAAGAACTTTTCAGGAAGCAGAACTTTCTGAAATTACAAGTAAATTTATGAAAATTAAATATGATGGTAAATTTACAGAGATAGCTTTTCCTAAAGAAATATCTGAACAGGAAATTAAATCAACTCTTGTTGCAATGATCTTATGAATCAATTTACTGAATTGTTGGTTGGAACATTTGCTAACAAACGTCAAGCACAATCCCATCCTACCAGATTTGCACATATTCGTGTGCAACATCGTTTAATTGGAGAAGATCGTGTTTATGGAGAACAAGCATACAACTATCTACTCAATAGACCATATCGTCAGTTCGTGATTGATGTGGTTCAGATTGGAGAAGAGTATCATCTTAAGAACTATGAGATAGCTAACCCTCTTCAATATGCAGAATGTAAAGGAATCGAAACAATTACTGATGACCTGTTGACATATCGTGAAGGATGCGATATTATAATGAGACAGACAGGTCCAGATTCTTACTTCGGTGGGACATCTACCTGTAATTGTTACGTCAATTGGAATGGTATTGATACATTTGTCCAAAACGAGGTAAAACTCACTAAGGACGAGTACCATGTAACTGACAAAGGTTTACATAAAGAGAACCGTTCTAAAGTATGGGGTTCTGATTATGGAGCATTTAAGTTTGTAAGACAACCGCCATCATAGCACAGCGGTAGTGCAGGGCTTTTGTAAAGCCAAGGTCGGCGGTTCAAATCCGTCTGATGGCATGGGGTGACGACCCCAAACGGGAGTGACTGAATAATCTTTCTGGCATATAGCTGGATAAGGTGATGAGACACAGGTGGTGCTGCTGCGAAAGCAGAATCGACTTACCAGTCGGGTCTCAGGCAAGGACGTAAAACTTACTACTGTAGTAATGCCCGTTCTTTATTGGTATACAGGAATCCAATCTCCCACACTACTAACACAAAGGAAAAGAGTACTCAAAGGGTCGGTAATCCGACCCTTTTTTAATGTCAGGACTGAGTAATTATACTTGACAAAAAATTAATCTTTTATATATAATTATGTTACCTTTCTTAACAGAACAAAAATGGTTACTACAGAAGATGGCGGCAGACAGAATATGTATGCCAAAGAACCACAGGTACAAGTCATTGAAGAGAAGGATTGGAAGGAGGCAGAACTCCTTAATGGAAGACTAGCGATGATAGGTATCATTGCTGGAATAGGTGCGGTCGCAACAACAGGTCAGATCATTCCAGGCATATTTTAATGTCCGAATTTCAAATGGCACTTTTGTTTCCATTTGTACCTGTCATTGCCTTCCTTATCGTTGAATTTTTGTTAGAGATAACAGAACCAAGAGACGATGATGATGATCAAGGTGGTGGTGGGAAAATGATCCCTATTACTGTACCGTCAGGAGCCTAATGTATCAAATCATTTTCATTACTTTACTGTTCGGTTCAGTTTATTACGGTCTTCCGAACCTGTTTCTAGCTTTATGACTCACATACTAGCTGGTACCCTACTTCAGATCCCTTCTAGTGCACAGCCATTGGCTGAACTAGCATTCTTCATTACTATCGGCATAGGGCTTGACAAGTTTCAACTCATCTGATAGTATAAATAACTTAACATAAAGCACAGGACTCGAAACTATCGTAACCCTGCGTCGATGTTCAAAAATCACCCTAGTCGGGGGTGGTATCATCCGCAGGATTTTTTATTCTTGCGAGACACTTCACAAAAAAAATGTTTAAACCTCTAATCGCAGCACTTGCTGCATCTCCACTTATCGCTGGTTCTGCTTTTGCAGGTCCTTACGTTAACGTAGAAGCCAATGCTTCATATCCTGATGGGGATTATGATGCTGCTACTACAGACGTTCACTTCGGATTCGAAGGCGGCGAAGGTCAGTTAGGATATTACGTACAGGGCGGTCCTGCTTTCATCAACGATGGCGACGACACTACTACTGAGTTCTCAGGTAAAGCTGGAATCAGTGTTGCTGCTACAGAATCTCTAGGTGTTTACGGCGAACTCGCTGGAATCACTGGTGAAGCTTCTAACGAAGACGTTATCGACTGGTCTGCAAAGGTTGGTGCTAAGTTCACATTCTGAACCCTGCAATAAGTTGTATATATAAGGTACAACAGAAGAGAGAACCCCTAGGGGTTCTCTTTTTATTGGAGAATTTTAAATGAATTATTATGTAAACTGCACTCCAAGAGGAACAGATGATTATGAGAACATCTGTCTTGACATTCCTACATCTGATATGGAGGAAGTTTTATATTATGCTAGAGTACTATCAGATGAAAAGAATATTTCATCAAGGAAAGCCTTTGGCGATCTTGTTAAGGGTGTGTTCAATCAATTAATGGAAAAGAACTATGACCGTAAAAATCGTAAGAACCGCCGTAGGTGAAGACGTTATTGCTGATGTAAAAGAAGCCTATCCTAAACAAGATTCATACAGTCCTATAGGATATGTGCTGACCAATCCTTATACGGTAACAATTTCTGCAACTGCTGAGATGTTATTTGAGGAGGGTACCTCTGATAGTCCACAAAAGATTAATGATCTTAACTTGGAACTCTTTCCTTGGATACCTTTATCAGTAAATAATAATTGTCTGATGCAACTACATCAAGTATCAACAATTTATGATCCTCATCCAGAGGTTCTAGCAAAGTATGAAAAATTAACCGAGGCACATCACAATGAATCCGTTGAAAATAGTAGTCCTGAAGGATCACAGTCACCTGATGGGGGAACTGATTGAACTAGATGAGGAACCTAGTTACCTTATACAAAATTGTTATAAGATAACTGATGGTGAGTTCAGTACTTATCCACTGTACACTGATCAACGTGACATCTTCTTGACAAGTGACGTGATTCTTACTATAGTGGACCCCTCAGAAGAAACTACTACGAACTACAAGAAAGCCCTGTGACATACTATACTAACGTCACTCTGTTAGGCGATTCTATTCTCTGCCGTGGGTATGAAGATGGGTCGCCTATTTCATTCAAAGATATTATTAAGCCAACTCTCTTTGTACCTTCACCTAAGGGTACCTGGAAAACTTTGGAAGGTGAGACTATGGCACCTGTGAGACAGGATGGTGCCAGACGTGCTCGTGAGTTCATACAAAAGTATAAAGATGTAGAAGGATTTGCAGTATATGGTTACGAAAGATTTGTCTATCAATGGATAAGTGAGAAGTATCCTGGAGAGATCAGGTTTGATCTGAAGGATATGAGAATCTATACCATTGATATTGAGGTTGAATGTGAGAATGGTTTCCCTGATACTGAGGCAGCAGCAGAGAAGATACTATTAATTACCATTAAAGATTTTGCTACAGGTAAGTTTATTACTTGGGGTACCAGAGAGTATCACGGTGAGAATGAGTACCGTGTCTTCTCTGATGAGCAGGATATGTTAACAGATTTTATACAGTTCTGGGTACATAATACTCCTGATATTATTACTGGATGGAACTGTAACCTATATGATATACCTTATATCTGTAGGAGAATAGATCGTATCCTTGGTGACAAATGGATGAAGTCCTTGTCTCCTTGGAACAAGGTTAATATGAGAGAGGTTTACATAAGAGGGCGTAAGAACCTTGCTTATGATATACTAGGTGTGTCCATACTGGATTACCTAGACCTCTATCAGAAGTTTACCTACACAAACCAAGAGAGTTACCGTCTCGATCATATTGCTACGGTTGAACTTGGTGAAAAGAAACTAGACCACTCAGAGTATGAGAATTTTAAAGCGTTCTATACTAATGACTGGGATAAGTTTGTGGAGTATAACATCCACGACGTTGAGTTGGTTGACAGACTAGAACAGAAGATGAAACTTCTGGAACTTGCTGTCACTATGGCATTTGATGCTAAGGTAAACTTTGAAGATGTGTATTCACAGGTAAGAATGTGGGACACCCTTATATACAATTATTTAAAGGAGAGAAAGATCTGTGTCCCGCCAAAACAAGAAGCAAAGAAGGATGATAAGTACGCTGGAGCGTATGTCAAGGAACCAAAGCCTGGTTTATATAATTGGGTTGCTAGCTTTGACCTCAACAGTCTCTACCCTCATCTTATTATGCAATACAATATTTCTCCAGAAACGCTTGCCGAAAGGAGGCACCCCGATGCCAGTGTTGAAGGACTGCTTAGTCAACAAGTCAGGATCAGTGGAGATTATGCCGTGTGTGCCAATGGAGCCCAATATCGCAAAGACATTCACGGGTTCCTCCCAGAGATGATGCAGAGGATTTATGATGACCGTACGATATATAAGAAAAAAATGCTCGCTGCCAAAAGGATGTATGAAGTGGAGCCAAACCCCTCGTTACAAAGAGATATTAGTGCATTCAATAACATCCAAATGGCTAGAAAAATACAACTCAACTCGGCTTATGGTGCCATTGGAAATCAGTACTTTAGATACTATAACTTATCTAACGCTGAGGCAATTACTCTTAGTGGGCAGGTATCGATACGGTGGATTGAGGGTAAAATGAATACCTATTTAAACAAAGTACTTAAAACTGAGGACACTGATTATGTTATTGCTTCTGATACCGATTCCATTTATCTTAACTTGGGTCCTCTGGTTGAAACTGTATTCGAGGGCAGAGAGAAAAGCGATCAAAGCATTGTTAGGTTCCTTACGAAGGTGTGTGACGTGGAACTTGAAAAGTATATACAAAATTCTTACGAAGAACTGGCAACCTATGTAAATGCTTATGATCAGAAGATGATTATGAAGCGTGAGAATATAGCAAACAAAGGTATCTGGACAGCGAAGAAGAGATACATTCTTAATGTATGGAACAGTGAGGGTGTACAGTACAATGAACCTAAGTTAAAGATGATGGGTATTGAGGCAGTCAAGTCCTCCACCCCTGCTTCCTGTCGTGTAGCTATTAAGGAAGCATTGAATGTTATTATGAACGGTACCGAGGATGATGTACAACAATATATCTCTGGGTTCAGAAATAAATTTGAATCCCTTCCTCCTGAGGACATAGCATTCCCTAGAGGATGTAACAACCTTGCTAAGTTTACCTCTCCAAATGCAATCTATACTAAAGGTACTCCTATTCACGTACGTGGTGCTCTACTATATAATTTCCACGCTAAGAAGAATAAGATAACACATAAGTATCCTTTAATCCAAGAGGGTGAGAAGGTTAAGTTCCTTTACTTACGTACACCCAATATGATTCAGGAGAATGTAGTGTCATTCTTCCAGACGTTACCAAAGGAATTTGGACTTGACAAGTCTATAGATTATGACTTACAATTCCAGAAGAGTTTCCTTGATCCCTTGCAGGTTATTCTTGATACGATTAACTGGAAGGCAGAGAAGATAGCAACCCTTGAGGACTTTTTTGTATGAGCAATTTTTTAAATGATGTAGTAAAGGACATTGGTAATGAGTACGCTTCTGTTGTTAGTGATGGTGTCGCTGCTGGTGACACTGGTTCGTTTATCGATACAGGTTCGTACATCTTTAACGGACTTGTCTCAGGAAGCATCTTCGGAGGAATCCCTGCTAATAAGATCACAGCTATCGCAGGTGAGTCGAGCACAGGTAAAACTTTTTTCTGTCTTAGTGTCGTACATCACTTTCTCCAATCTAATCCTGATGCTGGCGTTATTTACTTTGAGTCTGAGAGTGCTATAAGTAAGAAGATGATTGAGTCACGTGGTATAGACTCTCAACGTATGATGATAGTACCTATCACTACCGTACAGGAGTTTCGTACCCAATCAATAAAGATATTGGATAAATACTTGCAGCAGGATGAAGCAGATCGACAA